GAAGATTACGAGCAAGATTTATATGGTACAGAAGGTGCAGAGAGTTATGCTGCTAACGAAGAGGGTAATGGAATTACTGAAGTAGAAGATGCAGAAGATCTTAGTGCTAAGAAAGCTAGAGCAGGAAAAGATATCGGAAAACCTGGAAAGAATTTTGCTAAAATAGCAAAAAGCGCAGGCAAAAAGTATGGTTCAAAGGAAGCAGGTGATAGAGTAGCGGGAGCTGTGCTAGCTAAGATGAGAGGTAATTACGAAGGTGAAGAAGTAATGGTTGGTGCAGAAGTTATGTGGGACGGTCTACAAAAAAGCGGAGTAGTAGATGAGGTGGATTTTGAAAACAACGTTGCGATTGTAGTAGATCAAGATGGAGAAGATCATGTTGTACGGTTAGGTGACTTTGATGTTATTAATTCGGTTGAAGATAATGAACTTGATGATTTCTTAACTCATGAACACCCTGAAGAACATATGCCTGATGATTATGAAGAGGTATTAGATGCTCTTGTTGATGATGATAAAAAGAAGCATGCAATGAAGAAGCTTAACGGTGAAGATGAAGAAGAACTTCAAGTTGAAAATACTACTGCAGCTTACTTAACTGAACAAAAGGAAAGTGATAAGCGTAATAAAAAGACAGTAGTTAAAAATCAATCATTCAAAGAAAGATACGAGCCTAAAACATCTTGGCAGTTAGAAGAGCTTAGAAAATACGGTCTTTAAGCACATTTTTTACATTTGTTCTCATCATATAGTTTATCTATTTTATCTTGTTGAACATATGCTATTGGATCTCTATAACCTGCACTTACAAAACCTTTTACTCTCATACTACTTGACGGGGTAGTAGCATCTGCTAGTTTATCTTCTCTATCAGAATAACAAGTCCAAGTATCTCCAAACTTTACGCCTAATCGAATACCTTCTTTAATAATTTCTTCTTTCGACATATCTAATAACGGCGCTTCTACTTTAATTCTATTCTCTCTATTAAGATCGGTTACATTATTAATAGTATCAACAAACTCTTCACTACCGTCCCAGTAACCAGCAAGCGAATCAACTTGTGCTGCTCCATACCATACAGTATCGGCACCTACACTTTCTGCATAAGCAGAGCAAATAGATAAAAACATTAAGTTTCTAAACGGTACGTAAGATACAGGCTGCGCATCACCTGCCATTTCACTAATATCTGGGTTGTCGATATCGTTATTAGTTAAAGATGAAGTTGGAGCTATATCCTTAATATATTTTACATCTAAAACTTTATTAGTCACCTTTACGTTAAACCACCCAGAAAATTGTTCATTAACATTTCTAATTTGTTTATCAACACAAGATAATTCTCGTTTATGCCTTTGACCATAATCAAAGGTTATTGTATGTATTTCATTATAGCCTCTATCTTGTGCCATATACAAAAGCACAGATGAGTCCATTCCTCCACTAAGTGTTAGTACTAGCTTTTTCATTATTAATTAAATCATCTAACGAATCAATTTCATCTGGAGTATCGTCTTCGTTATTACTATAAGACCATTCATTCTTAATCCGTTCTTCTACTTTAGGTAGAATAGTTTCTTCCCAGAGTTTAGTATCCTTTCTCCAATTCTTATAATAACCTAACTTAGTACCATCTTCAAGCTGATATGTAGCTCCAGTTTGAACTACAGCACCAACACCAACAGCTAGGTCAACTAAACCGTAATACCTATCAAGTCCAGAAGAGAAAGAAAGGTACATTTCACCTTCTAGATATTGTTTAATGAATCTATTTTTACGAGTTAACGCTCTAATAATAATACCAGAGTATTTCTTTTGACCAACCGCTAACTCACCATCAACAGTCTTTCCTCCATCCGATTTCATAGGCTTACGAGCTAACTGAACTGTTACAGATGGGAGATAAACACATGATTTACCACCAGGCATATTTTTTTCTATAGAAGGAAACAAAGCAGTAGGGTCATCATAGACATGATTAGTACATAAAATGGTAGTTTGAGTTACTGAACCTAAATTAGTACAGGTTTGCATTAAAGTTTTCATAGCTCGTGCCTTTGTACCCATATCTGATGAAGTACTATCTTTACTCATACGACTAAGCTCGAGTTCAGATTGAAGATTTGCAAGAGAGTCAATAGCTACAATGAACTTACCCTCAAGTCCTTTTTCTTTAACTGAAGTAAGGAACTTATACAGTGAATTTCTAGCTTGCTCAATACTTGTACAAGGAACATACTTTACTTTACTAATATCTAAACCTAATCTTTCAGCTCCATCCGGATCAATGGCGTTCTCTGTATCAAATATCACCGGAATGAGGCCATCTTCTTGAGCTTTTGCTAATATTTTTTGAACAAATAAAGACTTACCAGTCATAGATTCGCCAGCTAACATAGTTACTCTACCTTTTGGTATACCACCGTTAATTGATCCAGAAATAATAGCGTTTAATACGTAAGAACCAGTATCGATCCACTCACCAACACGACTAAGGGTATTACTATTTAAATAAGTAGCAAACGGGTTAACTTTATCTATATCATCTAATGCACTAGCAATGTCTTTATCCATATATACGATTATATTTTCGTATATATGTTTTTCAACTGTCTAATTTGCTCTAATAGATGTAAAACATTGGTTCCGCGAATTTTATCTGTTTGTATTGTCATGGGGTAGTTTAATTCTGTATCAATTCGAATACCCTCTACATCACATTCCGGTGTAACCATATCATCTACAAAGTCATATAAGCCATGGCTTTTAAGATTTTTATAATGATAATCTATTAAAGGTTTACTAGTCTCAACCACTACATCTACTTCTGCTACCATTGTTAAATATCTAAAATATAACCCTTCATTTGTAGTTAAATCAGCTATAACAATTAAATTCACATAATTATTTATAGATTATAATCGGAGATAAAAAAAGCCTCGGTAATTAATTACCGAGGCTTTTAGGTTAAGTTTTATATTATTAAACAGTATACGTTTTAATATACTCTTCTTTTTTCCTACGTGGAACATCTACTTCAAGAACTCCATTAACGTAAGTAAAATTAATCTTATTAAGATCAAATTCTCTTCCTACTGAAAACGACCTATTATAGGTTTGTTCTTTTTCACCATCATGGGCTTTTACTTTACGCTTAGCTTTAATATAAACTTCGCGTTGATCTGTGTCTGTAGAAAGATCTAGATCTTCTTTTGTAACACCTGGTAGGTCAATTTGAACGCTTAATGTATCTTCGTCAGATGCAAAACGAACTTGATCTCCAGTTTTATATACTTCTTCCAGTTGGTGGAAGACTGGTGTTAAGTTAAAGAAGCCATCAAAGGCTCTTTCAATTTCTGCGATTGGGTTGTGTGTGTATTTAGTTAGTTTCATAGTAAAATTATTTATTACACTACCACGCCTTTAACCACTACTAGGTAGCAGCAACAACGGGTGTTTCTTCCTCTTCGTCATCAAATAATTGAATGACTTCCGGTTCGGTTTGAGCTGTACCTTCTTGAATTGGTGGAGCGGGGTTGTTAATATTTTCATACTGCTGAATAATACGCTCATCTAGCTCAATGTCAGACGTACTAATTGCGGCTTTTGAAAACGTCCAATTATTTTTATCTTTGTCTTTAAGGAACTCCATAAAGATATAAGGAAAGGATTGAACTTGAAGTTGACCAGATTGTGGATCTGGCTGTACATGAATAATTACTGGATTATAAAGAGTAATTTCGTCTTTGGTATTTTTAACAACTCTACCGACAACGGTTCTACCGATATGATCAACAATAGTACTAATTGGTTTTTCTTTTGGTTTATCTGCCATAATATTATTTTAATTAAAAATTTTAATAATCAACTGCTTTCTACTGATAAGTTAAAGTATTTGCAATTTTTTTTGCTTCCTCAAGCGCTTCTTTAGCTTGTTTAGATAGATAAGTAGATTTATCTTGAGCATGGTGGAGTGCATCTCTTAAAATAAAAACTGACCTACGTATCTTTTCAATTTCAGCTGAATTAATAGTTCCTTGTCCACTATCTGTACCGACAATTATATTTCTTAAAATAGCTAATGTTTCTAAAATACCTCTCGCTTTACCTCTATTATAAGCTGGGTGCGCGTTTTTAGTATTATCATCTTCTGGTCTGTCTGTGTATCCACCGGGTTGTAATGCCATGTGTCTATTTAGGCGAACAGGTCAAATAATTCAACTTGTACATTTTCAGCTGGTTTGCGAATATTCCAACCAACACAATCATAAAAACGCTCTATACCTTGAAAGAGAATCTTTTCAAACATTTTATCATAATCGATTTTAAAAACGTCCTTAAATTCTTTCGGGTAGTCATACTTAAAACCAATACTATCTAACCCATACTTGTTAGGTTTTTCAACATACATATATCTCACTTTATCACCTGAGCTTAAATCCTCGTACCTATTTCCAGTATTAAGCTTATCTAATAGTAAATTATAAAAATATGCTGACTTAACATGTATAGGCATACTCTTTACAGTATTAAATTCATTACATTGAGTAGCATATTTTTCATATCCTTTAACTCCCATCACAAAAGCTAATTCTTCCGGATTTAAACTTTTAAATATATCATAAGTTTCATTAAGAACTTTGTTAGTTTTCGTCAAAGATTGAGTACTAAGCATAGTTTCAATTATCTTTTTTGCATAAGGCTTAATTGCATTAGGCATAGTTGTTCTTACTACCTCAACTCCAGTATATTTGAATTTATTTTCTTTAATACCCTCGTCGTCCAATATATGCATTACATATCTTTTCTTCTGTAAGAACACACCTACATCGGCAATACACTCTCGTTTAAATACAAAACGACTATCTAATGATAATAGTGACTTCTTAGCCCACTCATCAACTCCTTTGTTGAGATAATCTTCAATCTCTTGAATTTTGTTATGTGTATCTTGATGTACATCGCTACCATCTAAAAAGTTTAAGCCCTTATCAACAAGAGGAGTAATAGATACATAGGAAGAATCCGTATCGTTATATACAATACAACCTTCCAGTTCTCTATCTGATATATCCGGAACTTCATTTCTGATAAATTCCTTGATAAGCTCATTTGAATATTTAATAACTGCTTGACCGGTTAACGTTACAGAAGAAGCAATATCATCATCTCCAATAGGAGCATTTTTATTACCCATATAACCATAACACGAGTTAATAAGAATCTTAATTACCATTTGCGATGTATTAAGTCTTTCTACTTCGTATTTTGCATCAATATATTCCGGAGTATTCTTTTTAAGTTTTTTAAGCTTAGTTTTAGCCTTAAACAGATCTTCTTTAATTTTAACGCGTTGATTATAATAATATTCTAAAAACTCGGGTATTATGCCTTTTTTCTTTTGCGTAAAAAGGAAGCCGGCTTTAGATAAGGAACATTGCTCATCTTTTAGAAATTTTACAAATGCTGGTTTATCTAATTCAAACACCTTACCACTAACATGCTGTATTAATACCTTTTTATCTGTTGTAGTTTCAACTCTACCTACTTTAGTTTCAGGGGATGTATTTAAAGATATCATCACATTAGGGTACAGTGAGTTAGCATCAAACGATACTACGTGATTCTTAAACCCTTGCTTAGGTTCTGCAACGTATGCTCCCGGGTTTTTACCTGTATCAGCATTACGTAAAAATGTAGCAATTACCTCACCTCGTTGCCTTCCTCTAATACATAGAGCCCCGTTAATAACCTGGATGGTTCCCATCGCACCTTCAAGAGTAGTTAAACCAACATAGGATAATTTACGCAATAGGGGTACATACTGAAGCTTTTCTTCTAGACGGACGAGAAGATTAACGTCTTGAATATTATAGTCAATAAATGTATCCCAGTCTTCTTCAGATAAGGTAGCAAGATTTGTATCTCCATAATCAATTTTACGTTGACCGAGTTCTACTTCACCAATAGCATCTAATTTATATGATTCTCTAAGTTTTAAGCAAAACCTTTTATATACGTCGAGATAATCTAAACAAGCTACACCATCAATATAATATCGTTTTTGATCTTGACCGAATTTACCTTTAATTGATCTAAAATGCACTCTACCAAGCGGTGATAATCGATTAACATAATCTTCTCCAAGTATACGTTCAATTCTATTAATAATATAAGGTATATCAAAAAACTCTGAGTTCCAACCGCTAAGAATATCTGGATAATCACTTTCTAAATATTCAATAAACTTAATAAACATCTCACGTTCATTCTCACAATAAACATAATTTAGATTACTAGCTCCTTTACCGTTATATGGTTTAATACCAAACGTATGAAATTTTTTAGTAAAGTTATCATAACAAGTTATTACGTTTACAGTATGAGTTGGATCTTCCGGATTAGGAAAAGAGTCAGGCGAATAAGTCTCAATATCAAGTAAACATGTTTTTAATGGGTGTGTACTAAATTCAGCTGCTTCATTTTGCTCCCAATATAAGTCGAGTAAAAACTGCTGCGCAGGAGGCATATTTTCAAATACACGCTTAACATTAGATTCACGAACAAATCGCGATCGATCATAACTAGTATTAAACTTACGCTTCTTTAGCTTAGTACCATATATAGATGTTTTATCACCACCGTTATTTTCGAGATATAAATACGGCTCAAAAGAACATTCATGCATTACCCGCTTACCATCTGTATCCCAAGTAAATAAATTTACGCAGCGATTACGACCATTATATACTACATTACGATAAGACATCTATCTTATTATAATAAGATAGTTCCTAATTCCACTGTTTTAAATGTACTCGATCAGTACTTCCCCATGGAGTAGTTAGTACCTCTAAATGTGATCCAATATTTTGGTCTAACTCTAAGATTCTCTTTTCACCTATAGCCCTTAACTTATGTACGTTTTGAAAATACTTGTTTTTCTTTTTGTAGTTTAGTATTTTCGCAATTTTTTCTTCAAATTCATTTATGTTACTAAAACGTAAATTTAATGGAGTATTGCTATATGTTTCCATGTCCTGACATAAACAAGGTATACCCAAGATACAAGCTTCAATATATTTAATATCAGACTTAGCTCTGTTAAAATCATTTACCTGTAATGGCGCTACCATAAGTTGTGCATTAAGATTCGATATAAATTGCGGGTACCTTAAAAGAGTCTGCCATGGGTAAAATTCAATTTTTCTCTGTTGAACTAGATCTTGTAATTGTGGTGGAAATGCTCCAACGAAAATCCATTGATACTTATTAACGGTTTGTCTAATGAAGTCTCTTACTTCGGATAAATCGTCTTTACCCCCGGTCTTATTATCAACATCATAATGAGCTCCAGATCCTGTATAAAGTATGCGAGGCTTTCTTTTATTTTCTTCGTATGCTCTGCGACGTGCATTAGGATTAAATAACTGACCCATCCACCCGTTTGGAATAAAATTTGGAACAACAGTTATCTTTTCTTGACCGGTCTTTTCTTGATATAACTTTCTCATAAAGTCACATGTAACAGTAACTTCATCTACTAAATTAATTATATCAATACAATTTTGACGAACTTCATCTGTGTCAAATGCAAATTTAAATTTATTATAATCAGGTATTACTTCTCTAAATACAACATCATCTACCTCGTATACAATCTTAAATCCATGCTCTTGTTGTACTTGTTTTAAAAACTGTATAAACTTCTTTTGCGGTGCTGATGCTTGTCTCTGTACCTTAATACATTTTACACCTGTATACCATTTCGGATCAGTAACCATGGCTGTAGTAGATTGAGACATACCAGCGCCACTAGCATTTATAACAGCTTCGGGCCATAATATTCGCCAATGACCACAACCAGAATAATCTGCTAGATAATTAACAAACCTAGGTAATGTAGCCTCTCTCGGTACTGGTGCTGAGCCTGGTCCATGTACTACTGGTTTATGTAATTGTGGTGTTGGAGCTCCTATTGGAGAAGCAAACGGTTGTGGGTATGGAGATGCACCAATCATATTATGTATTATATAGTTTAAAGTTCCGTATAATCTACCCGAGTTGTTATACCGTTTTCTTTTTCAAGGTATATTACATCCCCGGTTACAGCTTTAATTGATTCTTTTCGATGTGATATAACAATAGAACATTCATCTAATTCTTCTACCCTATCCTGTAAAATATGGGTAATTAATTCAATACCCTTTTCATCAAATGATGAATCAAATAACTCATCGTAAATTGCTATGTTGTATTGTACCCCGCCTTGTAGCCTTCTTATATCAGAAAATGTAAACAAGCATGCAAGATCGATCGACTTTCTTTCTGCGCCTGAAAAATTAAAATAAGAACATACTTTATTTTTTTCGTTTAATATTTCTTCTTCAAAATACTCATTAAAAATACAAATAGAATTAGAATCAAGTCTTTTAAGATAATGTAATAATTTACTATTAAGTAATTCGAGTAGTTTATTAACTATATAAGATTTTACCCCTTCTTCAGATACAACATACTTTACTATATCCAACTTAGCTAATTCATCTCTATATTTTTTAACTTTCTTTTCTAGCTTATCTACACGTTGTTTTGTTTCTACAATAAGTGAATCAAAATCAGTATCTGTAGATTCAATAGCTTTTAAGTCACTTTCGAGCTCTTCTTGCCATTTATCTAACTGTTCTATTCGTTGTTCTATATTCTTTTTATTTTGCTCTTGTAACTTTGCTTCCGATATTTTATTTTGACATTGGCTAATAGCCTTTAAGAACCTGTCTTTTCTTACTCTTAATTCCTTAAGCCCATCAGAGTAGTTTTTGATACCGTCAATTGCCTCATGAATATATTCTTTAAGATTTTCTTTTTCTTTAGCTATTAATTCAGCATCGTGCTCTTCCATAGGTCGAAGACATACTGGACACTTTTCTTCTTCGGTACCCATCTTCTTATATCTTTCTTTTCTTTCAGCAGCTAAAGCCTTATTACGTGCAACAGATTCTAAGTTAGTTTCAATTTTTAAATCGTAATCTGAAACAGCATCTTCTAGAGAAGATATCTGGGTTTTAACTTTAACAACATCTATTTCTTCAATTTCATTAAGTTCTTTTTTGAGATTTTCTTTTTCTTCGGTATTATCTTCTTGACGACCAAGGTATTTTTCTTTTTTATTTTTTCTTGTTTCCAAGATTCGTTGTTTTTGATCTTCATAATTTTTATATGCTTTATCTATTTCTTCTAACTTAGTTAGCTGTGTATCATGCTCACGTGAGATTTCATTATATTCGTTTCTCAAAGCTGTTAACATTGTACTAAAAACCTCCATACCAAAAATATCCTCAATAAACTTTCGCTTTTCAATTTTATTTTTAGCCATAAAAGGAACTGCATTATTTACCGTCATAATTACACAGTTTTGAAAGATAGAAGGTGATGCACTTAATACACTATTAATATAAGCGGTAGTATTCTTGATACTATCACGTGTTCTATCAACACCATCTTTAAAAATTAAAACTTTTGAAGGAGATAAAGTTCGAATAATCTTATAATTGTTTTTACCTCGAGGTGAATCTAATTCAAAGTCTAATTCAATATGAGTTTTACCATTAGTAAGATTATTAGGTATTAAGTCTTTTTTTAACTCACGCAACGTTTCACCAAATATAGCAAAATATAAAGCATCTGCTATTGTACTTTTACCAATAGCGTTTCTACGATCAGGTTTGTCTTTATTTTTACCAGTTATAACATGTAGACCTTTACTGAATTCTACAGTAACAGGATCTTCACCTACAGATAAAAAATTTACTATGCTAAGTTTCTTAAAGTTTACTTTTTTCATATAAACCAAGAGTATATTTGATTATCTCTTTTTTATTCTTAATTTCAAGTAGATTTACAAACTCTTCAATTGCCTGTGGTATATCAATACCAGATAAATCTTCTTTATTATCTGTATCATCAATTAAACGGTTAAAATTTATATCATAATCTACAGTTAACGCTTCTGGCTTAAGTAAGGTTAACTTTTTAATTAATATATCCATATCTGCTTGTGATATGTTCATATCGACTTTAAGTCGTGCTATATTACCAGCAAAATCGTTTATAATTTTGTTAGTAATTGACCCTTCGTGTACAAGTTCACTAAGAGGTACTTTTTTATATGATGGTGATATATTATTAGGTGTAAAATTATACTGTAGAGTATCAAAATCTAAAATATAATAACCCTTACCGTTACCTGCGTCACCGAAGTCCATTTGAAACGGGTTACCTACGTATAATATTGTACCTTTACCAAATTTTTTTTCATGTCTAGTATGAAAATGACCAGAAATTATTAATGGACTCTTCTTAAGCAAGTCTTTTACTTTAAGTCCCTCTTCACAAACCTTATAAGAGTTCATCTTGAAAGTTTCTATCTCAAAATGACCAAAGATAACGTCACTTTCAGGTACATCTTTTATGTTTGTATTCCAAGGGCAGAATGTAATGGTCCGATCAAAAGCTTCAATCGTATCAAAGGTATCTAATATAGTTACATTTTTACGTTTTTTAAATATTGATAATGAATTAACATCTGTTCTATGCTTATAATATATGTCATGGTTACCGGTAATTGCAATAATATTAAAATCACATAGGATATCTAATATATCTGCAGAAACCTGTAATGTATTAACTGATATCTCACTTCTATTATGATGCCAATCACCACAGAAGATTATATCTTTGATATTTTTTCTCTTACACTCTTCTTTAAACCAGTGAGCCCATTCAATAGCATAACCGTGCCAGTCAGAACTATTCGAATGAACACCTAAATGAAGATCAGAAAAAATAGCAACCTTTGGCTTATTGATCTTCAAATAAATTTTCCTCGTCTGGGGGTTTTACATAAACATGCCCGTGTGTATTTTCCGGATTAGACATAAAATCTTCATAAACGCGTTCTCTATACTTAGTAACAGCTTCATGATGCTTCTTTTCTTTTTTTATACGGTTAATAAATGCATGATATGCTATTGTAGTAAAATATGAAAAGGGGTTAGTTGCTTTATCAAAATTAAACTTTTTATGCTTTAAAGCAGAATACATTTTAATGAGAGCATCTCCTATCATATCATCTTTATATGTATAATTGATAAAAGATGCATTATAGCTTAAGCCATATGCAATCTTTTTAATGTTTTCAGCTAAATCATCAGTAAGAATATCTGAATCATAGTATTTTCTTAAAGACTCTTTAAAGACTTTCGGTTCTATATAATATGGTTTTTTCTCTTTTGCGGCCATTTGTTAAATTATAATATAAAAATTCTATTTTTCAACAATATTAGTTTCTGTGTATTTTATCTTCTCTGTTTCGTAAATTTCTTTACGCTTTACACAATGACGTAAACCATATCTTAGCTTATCACATATATCAAATATAATAAGCTTGTTTTTTGAAGCATGTTTACGTAATCCACGACCTACTGACTGAACTGTACGTATAAACGACTTTCCTCCTGCAGCAAATATAATATTATGTATATTTTTGATATTAACTCCAGTCGAAAATATAGAACTCATTGCTACACATATAACATTATCATCTTTTTCCATTATCCTCTTTATATCTTCGCGTGTTTCTACTTCTACTTCACCTCTTATAAAGTAAATTTGCTTATTTTTACATTGTGTCAGATATTCAGATAGATTTACTCCGTGAGAGATATGATTAACAAGTATAAGGGTGTTATTCTCAAGCTTAGAGCATAATTTAGTAATAAAGTCGTTTCTAAAATGACTTTCGTAGATATAATCTAGCTCTTCTCTATAAGCATTATCAGAAAGATAACGTGGAGGTGTGTTATACTCGAGATTTAACACCTTTACATTAACATTTGCTAAGTAATCTTCTAATCTAAGTTCATAACTCGATTTTTCATATATAACTGGACCTAATTTACCTATAATTGACCATTTATCTAGGTTATTCTCTGGAAGTGTACCTGTAAACCCATACTTGTTATGTGTTTTTATCTTAGATACAATTTTACTAATTTTATTTGATGATTTTATCTTATGACACTCATCAACAATTAGTAAATCTACATATTTTAACCAATCACTACTATCAAATTGACTCTGAACTATACCTATATTACAAATTATTACATTAGCAGTTAAGTCTGGTTTAGTTTTACCTGTCCATTTAGTTAATTTGAAGGTAGTACCACAGTTTAAAAACTCATCATATGTTTGAGATACTAATCCTAAATCAGGTACTAACATAATACACTTAAAAGTATCTTTATCTTTACTATCTCTGAAGTAATTTTCAATAAGAGCGGCAGTCGTAAACGTTTTACCAGCACCTGTACCTAATACACACGTACCTCTACCTAATTTTAGTGCTTTTTTAATAACATCTTCTTGATACTCCCTTAGATTAAATGTAAAATTTTTAAATAATTCTATATTCTTACCAACTTTTAATATTTTTTGAAGCTTTTCACTAACTTCAATATCTACTTTAACTTGCTCCTTAATAAGATATTGTCTTATTTCCCAATATAAACCTATTTCACAAGCACCTGTACCTGTTATTGCATATTTTCTTCTAGCTGCAAAGCGACCTCTATATCTCGCAAAACGAGCTCCATCATTCTCTACACTAAAATGCTCTCTTATACGATCAAATAGATCTTTATCTTCAGATCTAAATTGTATCTTACGCGTACTTGAGTTATAATCAAAAGTTAACATTATAGTTGCTCCATCTTATTAATATCAACGATGTTTTTTATCTCCCAATGCATATTACTAAAGATTTTTTCAACCTTTTCAAGATATTCAATAATAGCATCTAATTCCCCTATATTATCATTAAGATCAGCTATTGATTCATGCTTTTCTGCTGCTGACTCTGCTGCTGATTGTGTAATTCTTACTGGGGAATCAGTAATAACTTTTTTAACTACCTCTTTTTTAAGTTTTTTCTTTTTACTAATAAAAACATTACGTTTAACTTTTGCATCCATAAGTCTTGCTACCCAGAAATGCTTTCGAGCAGGTAGTCTCATTTGAGCTTCTTTTAGATTAAAATCATCAAGTACAAAATCTTGACCAATTTCATCGATGTACTTTTTTAGCAATTCCATCTTTATATTATAAATATAATTACAATGGAATCAACAGGTAGATTTGAACAGCTATTTTTAAAAATATTAAAAGAGGATATAGATTCTAGTGCATTTGGTGATGGTCCTTCAATGCATGATATATATACTCCAAGCGAACCTAATTCAAAAGATGGGTATGCACCTGGTGATGCAAGAATACCTAAAATTTTAGGTAAAGGTAAAATTCAAACTCGTAAAGGTTTAGCTGGTAAAAAGAAGAGAGATAAAAATAAAGGAATTAATTATTTAACTGGGGAAGAGAATGAAGAAGATTTACCGGAAGAAGATGCAGAAAAGAAAAAAGCAGATAGATGTAAGCGTAAAGCTGATTCTGTATATGGAAAAAAGACTTCAGCATATAAATCAGGAGCTATAGTAAGATGCAGAAGTGGTAAAATATGGAAAAAGAAATGAGTATGTCACAAAGAGAAATTCTTGAAGCTAGTGACTCACTACGTCAGTGGTTTGATAGAGGTGGTACTGATCCTAAAACTGGTAAAAAGTTTAAAGGTTGGGTAAATTGTAAGACCGGAGGCCCCTGTGGTCGTAAATCTAAAAAATCTGGTGGTAGCTACCCGGCTTGTCGTCCAACTAAAGCAGCTTGTAAAAGTATTAAAGGTAAGATGTACAAGAAGAAAGGACCGAAGCGTGTTAACTGGAAGAATAAAAAGAAAAAGAGTGAAAATGCTGAAGATGTACATAAGCCTGTTAAGCCTGGTATCTTAAAGAGTCGACTAGGTAAACTATCTTGTAGTAAAGTAAGAGGTGCAAAAGGTAAACTTAAAAATAAGGGTACACATTATGCAAAAGCGTTACAACGCTATTTAAATTATCATTGTTAGAATAAATATTGTTATGCAATTCGATAAATTAGTTCAAAGATTACTAAAGGAGACTAGAGAAGCTCCTGATGGTCATTACTATACCAAGAAAGGTAACTTAAGAAAGGGTAACCCGGAGTCAGATGGAAGAGGCGGTCCAAAGTATGCTTCCGATCCAACAGATAGAAAGAACTATGGCCCTAGAGAGAATGAAGAGGGTGATGCCGAGACTCATAAATTACTTAGAATGGCTGAAGATATTTTAGGTAATCTCGAGGACAGTGGATATAGAGAGCTTGCAGCTCGTGGAATTTCCGGTGTAGATGATGATTATGATGATGATGCTATAGATATGCTCTATAATTTAATAGATCATGGCTGGACAAGAGGCTCAAACGCTTTTCGTCTTGCTAGAAGGATAGTCGATTTTGGTCGTAGAGGTCTTGAAGAAGGAGAAGAAAGGCCATTTGAAACTGGTTTTGAGAATGAAGAAGAGTTTAGTTATAGCCCAATGCTTGACTCTTATAAGACTAGTACTGCAGGTTATCTTACAGAGCAAGCAGCTTCAGACAAGCGTAATAAGAAGACGGAGGTTAAACCTCAATCCTTCAAAGAAAAGTACAAACCTAAGACACACTGGCAGTTAGAAGAGCTTAGACGTTACGGCCTTTAGGCGCACTCTTTGCAATTATTTTCTTCGTACAGCTTATCCAGCTTTTCTTGTTGGATATAAGTGATAGGGTCTTTTAGACCAGCATCTACGAACCCCTTAACTCTCATACTACTTGACGGTGTTGTAGCATCTGCTAGTTTATCTTTTCTATCTGAATAACAAGTCCAAGTATCTTTAAACTTAACACCGAGTCTAGCACCCTCTTTAATAATTTCAGCTTTAGACATTTCAAGTAACGGAGCTTCAATTACAATTCTATTTTCTCTATTAAGATCAGTTACATTATTAACTACATCTACAAACTCTTCACTACCATCCCAGTAACCAGCTAAGGAATCTACCTGAGCAGCACCATACCAAACAGTATCAGCACCAACACTCTCAGCATACGAAGAACAAATAGATAAGAACATTAAGTTTCGAAACGGTACATATGATACAGGTTGTGCATCACCAGCCATTTCGCTAATATTAGGATTATCAATATCTGTATTAGTTAGAGATGATGTTGGAGCAATATCCTTAATGTATTTTACATCTAAAACTTTATTAGTTACTGTTAAATTAAACCAACCGTTAAACAACTTGTTAAAGTTTTCAATTTGTTTTTTAACACAAGCTAATTCTCGTTTATGCCTTTGCCCGTAGTCAAAGGTTACAGTATGTATTTCATCATAACCTCTATCTTGTGCCATATACAATAGCACAGACGAGTCCATTCCACCACTAAGAGTTAGTACTAGCTTCTTCATTAATTAAATCTTCTAATTCAAGTTCTTCTGGTGCTTCTTCTTCTTTATTACTGTAGGACCATTCACTTTTAATGCGCTCTTCAACTTTAGGTAGTATCGTTTCTTCCCAAAGCTTTTCATCCTTACGCCAATTTTTATAATAACCTAGTTTAGTACCATCTTCAAGCTGATAAGTTGCTCCAGTTTGTACAACAGCACCAACACCTACAGCTAAATCAACTAAACCGTAGTAACGATCAAGACCAGAGGAGAATGACAGGTAGATTTCACCTTCAAGATACTGTTTGATAAATCGATTCTTTCGAGTTAGAGCTCGAATAATAATTCCGGAGTATTTTTTCTGACCTACAGCAAGTTCTCCGTCAACAGTCTTACCGCCATCCGATTTCATTGGCTTACGAGCTAGTTGAACGGTTACTGATGGAAGATACACACATGACTTACCACCAGGCATATTCTTTTCAATAGAAGGAAACAGAGCAGTCGGATCATCATAAACATGGTTTGTACAAAGAATAGTAGTTTGAGTTACTGACCCAAGATTCGTACAAGTTTGCATTAATGTCTTCATTGCACGTGCTTTTGTACCCATGTCTGATGAAGTACTATCTTTACTCATACGTGAAAGTTCCAATTCAGATTGTAAATTAGCTAATGAGTCGATAGCTACAATAAACTTACCCTCGAGTCCTTTCTCTCTAACTGCCATTAGGAACTTATACAGTGAATTACGTGCTTGTTCAATGCTTGTACAAGGAACATATTTTACTTTGCTGATATCAAGCCCTAATCTTTCAGCACCTTCAGGGTCGATAGCATTTTCAGTATCAAAAATAACAGGCGTAAGTCCTTCTTGTTGAGCTTTCGCTAAAATTTTCTGCACAAATAATGACTTACCCGTCATTGATTCACCGGCAAGCATTGTTACTCTGCCCTTAGGTATACCTCCATGAATAGAGCCAGAAATAATTGCATTAAGCACATACGAACCAGTATCAATCCACTCACCAACATGGCTAAGTGTATTATTATCTAAATAAGTTGCGAAAGGGTTTACTTTATCAATAGCGTCGAGCGCACTAGTAATATCTTTATCCATATATAAGATTATATTTTCTTATATATGTTTTTCAACTGCTTTATTTGTTCCAAAAGGTGTAGGACATTGGTACCGCGAATCATTTTCGTTTGTATAGTCATGGGATAATTAAGTTCTGTATCAATCCGTATACCTTGTACGTCACATTCCGGGGTAACCATGTCGTCTACATAATCATATAACCCAAGACTTTTAAGATTTTTATAATGGTAATCAATTAATGGTTTAGTTGTCTCTACAACAACATTTGACTCTGCCATCATTGTTAAGTACCTAAAGTATAGCCCTTCATTGGTGGTTAAATCAGCTACAACTATTAAGTTCACATAATTATTTACATAAAAAAAGCCCCTTTCGGGGCTTTTAAAAGGGTGGGTGAGAGGATTTTCTGGTTACCTCCAACTTTCAGTTAGGCAAGATGCAGTTTCATCTTTTTACCTACTTGTGCCCCGCGTTATACACTTAATAGTCAGTCGACCCTCCATGTAAGTCAGCAGTCCCTTTAACACTCTTGCTTAAAATGTTTATTCA